CCAGGAACGGGAGTATCAGATTCTATCCCCGCTAGACTTAGCGACGGAGAATTTGTTATGACCAGAAAAGCCACTGATCAAATTGGCGCAGACAATCTCCAACGTATGATGGATGATGCTGAACGTGCCTATGATGGTGGTCTACAGTCGATGGCTGTTGGTGGAATGGTTGAAAATGAAAACCCAGAAAACATGAGTCGAACTGATGAGGAGATCAGAAAACTTATGATGGGTGCCAACCAAATGCCCAGCCTTCGTTAAATTTTACGGCTACCTTGATAAGCCAAGCCCCATATTTTTTTATAGGCCAAATAAAAGAATTATGGCTACCTTGCAAGACACAAGCCCCGTGAAGGAGAGAAGTTATGTCAGAACAAGAAGGAAACCCATACAACGCTAAGAAACCCTGGCACACGCCAGATAAGCCTAGTATGGATAATGCAGATGGATTATTTTTTGAACCGCCTGAGGCCACCTTAGAAGAAGCCCCTCAAGAGCAGGAAGCAGAACCATCTCACAATTATAAAAAACGATACGATGATCTAAAAAAACATTATGATCAAAAGGTATCTGACTTTAAACAAAAAGAACAAGAACTAGTTGCTCAAGCTAGGTCTGTTCAACCTGAGTATGAACCTCCTAAATCTGTTGAAGAATTGGAGGAGTTTAAAGATCAGTATCCTGATTTGTATAATACAGTTGAAACTGTAGCTCATTTACAAAGTCAACGTCAAGTATCTGAACTTGAGTCACAGTTGCAGTCTATGCGACAACGTGAACATGAAGTTCTACAAAGGGAAGCTGAAAATATTTTAAAAGAAAGGCATCCAGACTTTGAAGATATTAGGGGTCATGATACTTTCCATGAATGGGCGAAGGAACAACCTGAACAAATACAAGAATGGATTTATAATAATCCTGATAATGCTCTTTTAGCATCAAAAGCTATTGATCTTTATAAGCTTGAAAATGGCATAACTCAAACAAAACAGTCTAGAAAAAGACAGCAACAGTCTAAAGGCTCTGCCGCAGATATGGTATCAACCAAAACAACTTCTGTAGATGCGAAACAGCCTAAAATCTGGACTGAACGGGAAATCGCTGCTATGTCCCTAGATCAGTTTGATAAATATGAAGATGATATTAAACAAGCTTTGTCTGAGGGTCGTGTGGTAGCAGCTTAACTTATGTTTTTATAGGAGTACATAAATATGGCTTATAACCAATCAGATCAATTTTTTGCACCCGGCACACCTGCTAATGCTAACTTTGACGCAAGTACGTCAGGTCAAACTAACACTTTTTTCCTGCCAAAGGTTTATTCCAAGCAGGTACTTAACTTTTTTCGTAAATCTTCTGTAGTAGAAGCAATTACGAATACTGACTATGCTGGTGAAATTACAGCATTTGGTGATAGTGTTCGCATTATCAAAGAACCTGAAATTACTGTTTATCAGTATGAAAGGGGACAAGATGTAACTGCTACTAAACTGACTGACCAAGAGGTTACGTTGGTTGTGGATGTTGCAAATGCATTTAAGTTTATTGTAGATGATATTGAAACCAACATGTCTCATGTAAACTTTCGTGATGTAGCAACTTCTTCAGCAGCTTACGCATTGCGTGATGCCTTTGATGCTGGCGTTATTGCTGAAATGTTTGCTGGTGTAGCAGACGGTTCAGGCACCCTGCCAGACCATATCTTGGGTTCCAACAGCGCAACTGACCTTGCAGCCGGTACTTTCCAAGGCACTGGTAACTTGGACATCGGCTTTGGTTCTTCTGAGCATGATCCTATTGACGTTCTGTCTCATATGTCACGTCTTTTGGATGAGCAAAATATTCCTGAAGAAGGACGCTGGTTTTTGGCTTCTCCTCAGTTTTATGAAGTTCTTGTACAAAGCTCTTCTAAGCTCTTGTCAGTTGACTATAACGCTGGTCAGGGTTCCATCCGTAATGGTTTGGTAAGCTCTGGCAAGCTTCGTGGTTTTGATATGTACAAGACCAATAATATTTCTGAGTCTAGCTTAACCGCTGCAGGAAAATGTATTGCTGGTCATATCTCTTCTACAGCTACTGCACAAACTATTACCAATACTGAGGTCATTCGTGACCCTGACAGCTTTGGTGATATTGTTCGTGGTCTTCACGTATATGGCGCAACAGTTCTTCGTCCTGAAGCACTTGTTTCTGCCTTTTACGGTATTGACTAAACTAACTAAAGAGGGGCTGCTTCGGTGGCCCCATCTTTTTTGGGAGTATTAAATGCCTCAAATAGGTTCTGAAGAAAAACCATTTGTAGTGTCTACGGGAACTATTGTTAGTACAGAAAGTAGGCATAGGAAAGGATTTAACAAGTCTGCTTATGATTTGAATTATGATCGTATCTTTAAAAAAGATTCTTATTTTAATAGAACTGAGTTTGAAATAGCTAGAGAAAAGTCAAAAACTTTTGAATCTGATCAAGATTAAAATGAATAAAGTATCAAGAAAAAAAGGTTATGTTCCAAATAAATATACAGGAAGAAGTCTTATGTATAATGGTGGTAAGAAAAAAATGTATGGTGGCAGCATGATGATGCGTGATAAAGAACGTATGTCCCGTGACAAAAAAGGTCATGGTGGACAAATGAAAGGTAGTTCTCCTAGTATTTATGCTATGGAAGATGCTTGTAATAAAATGGCTGGTTACAATATGAGCCTACCTAAAGGACGATGAAAGTTCAAGCCCCTGAAGGTTATCATTGGATGAAGTCTGGAAAGACTTTTAAATTAATGAAAGATCCTAAAGATGGTTATAAAAAACATACAGGATCTAGTAAATCTGCAAATTTTGTAATACAAAAGGTTCATAAAAAATAATGGCAACTACTTTTTTACAGCTTTGTAATGAGATCTTACGAGAAGTAAATGAAGTTGAATTAACTTCAGCTACTTTTGATTCTTCTGTAGGTGTACAGACGCATGTGAAAGATATTGTTAATAGAGCTTATTCAGATATTGTTAATGAAGAACCTCAGTGGCCCTTTTTATCTGTAGCAGAAAGTGGAGCTACTGATCCTATGTATGGAAATGTTTATGTTGAAACAGTAGCAGGAACTCGTTGGTATGAAATGAAACCTGCAAGTTCTTCTATTACTACTGATTATGGATATATAGACTGGGATAATTTTTATTTAACTACTGTAGGTGTTAGCGGAGAATCTGCTCCCTATGAGTCACGTAATTTAAGACATACTACTATTGAAGAATGGAAAGATTATTTTAGAGTAGCCGAAAACCTAGATGATGCAGATTCTCAACAATACGGTGTGCCTAGTAGGGTTGTGAGAAGTCCTGATGCTAGAAACTTTGGGTTAAGCCCAATACCGGATAAAGTTTATAGAGTTTGGTTTTTTGCTTTTAATCAGCCTACAAAGTTAAATTTATACACAGATGAACTAGTTTTTCCAGATGTATATGTGCCTGTGCTTATAAGTAAAGCTAGATATTATATACACCAATTTAATGATAATGCTCAAAGTGCTGCTTTTTCTTTAGAAGACTATAAAAGAAATTTAAAAAATATGAAACTTCATCTTATGGAGCCTGACCCTGGTTATTTTAAAGATGATAGGATTAGGTTTATCTAATGTCGCAGTCTTTACCTTTTGGTATATCCTGCAAAGGAGGCTTAAATACAAACTTAAATCAGTTTGAAATGCTTTCTAATCCGGGTCTTGCTACACAACTTGAAAATTTTGAAGTAGATTCAGACGGCGGTTACAGAAGAATAAATGGTTTTGAACCTTTTGGTAGTACAGATGCTACAAGACCTAACAGCAATAATGCCATACTAGGTCTTTTTGTTTATGCAGATGGTCTTATTGTAACGTCCGGCACAAACATATATTTTACTTTAGATGGTATTACATATTTACAAATTAATAGAGCTAGTGTATCTGCTAGTGGAGACAACTATTCTACTTTTACTGGTAGATCTGTAGCAGCTAGAACAAGTCAATCACAATGTAATTTTTCTTTTTATGAAGGTGATAGTCAGTATGGAGAGCTTTTAATTACAGATGAGTCTTCTGCCAGTAAACCTTTTTATTTTAAAATGACAGGTACTGGGGCATTAAGCAATAGAACTTATTATGCTAAAGAAGTTACAGTAAGCGGTACTGTATATCCTGTT